GAGACAACAGCAGGCTATGGGCATGTTCGGCCCGCTTTTTGTTGGCAAGGGTAAGGACAAAAAACCACTTATGGAAACAGTTAATTATATTGACCTGGTAGACAGCGACAAAATTGACGGAACAGTCATAGCAGAAATATCTCAAAGCAGGGATGGCATAAAAATCAAACCAGCCGACAAAATGAAGGCGCTGGAGAAACTCGAGCAATACTTCGACCTGTTACCGGATAAATTCAAACGCCGAATCGAGGAAGAAAAACTCAAGATTGCTCAGCAGAAACTTGAGCTTGAAAAACTGAAGGCTGACACAGGCGAAAATGAAGAAGGCTCTGACGATGGCTTTATGGAAGCTTTGAAAGGAAAAGCGAAAGAGGTGTGGGCAGATGAAGAATAAGCGCTCACCTTTCAAATGGGTACCGTTCAGTAATAAGCAGCTCAAAGTTCTTACTTGGTGGATGCCGGAATCACCGGTTCATGATAAAGACGGCATCATATGCGATGGTTCTGTGCGAGCTGGTAAAACAATAGTGATGTCGTTCTCCTATGTCCTTTGGGCTATGGAGAATTTCAACTTTCAGAACTTCATACTGGCCGGAAAGACGATAGGGGCATTCAGAAGGAATGTTCTTTTTCTCCTGAAAATAATCCTCCGGCTCCGCGGCTTCAAGGTACAGGACAAACGAGCAGATAACCTGCTTATAGTCCGCAGGAGAAAAACCGGAGTTATAAACTACTTCTACATTTTTGGCGGCAGGGATGAACGAAGCCAGGACCTGGTACAAGGTATCACAGCAGCAGGCGCTTTTTTTGATGAAGCGGCACTGATGCCGGAGAGTTTCGTAAATCAAGCAATTGCCCGTTGCTCGGTTGATGGCGCAAAACTATGGTTCAACTGCAACCCGGAAGGGCCATATCATTGGTTCAAGATAGGATTCTTAGATAAGCTCGATGAAAAGAATCTTATCCACATTCATTTCACGATGGATGACAACCCGGCACTTACTGAAGCGACCAAAGAAAGATACAAGCGTATGTTTGCAGGGGTGTTTTATAAAAGATACATTCTCGGGCTTTGGGTACTGGCCGAAGGTATCATCTATGATATATGGGATGAAGCCAAGCACCTGTTTGATTATAAAGGCGAAACATACGATGAATACGGCGTTGCAATAGACTATGCAACAGCTTCGGTAATGACCTTTGGACTATATGGAGTTAAAAGGGATCCTGCTGGGGATAAGGTGTATTTAGTAAAAGAATATTATTATGACGCCCAAAAGAAAGGCAGGCAAAAAACCGATTCCGAATTCGGGGATGATTTTAAGGCGTTTCTCGGAAACGTATATCCTAAAGCGATATATGTGGACCCTTCTGCCGCAAGCCTGAAGCTTGAGCTTAAAAAAAGAGGTTTCCACCAAGTAAAGGACGCAGATAATGATGTTATAAACGGTATACGGTTAGTTGCGACGTTCCTCTCAACGGGGCGTTTTTTTGTTGAGCGTGGATGCAAGGACACGATCATGGAGTTCGGGTCCTACGTTTGGGATCCGAAAGCTCAGGAGCTGGGCGAAGATAAACCGCTTAAGCAGCATGACCACGCAATGGACAGAAACAGATATTTCATCTACACGAAATACAAGAGGTTACAGACCAGAATCGCAGACAAACCACAAGGATGGTGATAAGATGCTAACAAGTTTAAGCTTTCTTGCTCCAGGCAAGCCGTGGCCGCCGCCAACAGAAGCGGACCGGCTTGAGAGATATGCACAGAATAGACTACTCTTTGAGGGCAAGCATGAGCAGGTATACAAGGACTGGATAAGGCTGCTCCGTGAGGACCAGCAGGCTACCCTTGAGATGGTGCTAAACTGGCACAAACGATTGACGCTCCTGTTTGCGGATCTGCTCCTGGGCGAGCCGCCGAGAATTACTGCCGGTGACAAGGACAGTCAGGAGCAGGAAGCAGTAGAGCGAATCATCGAAGATAACGGCCTTTTCAATGTGGCGTATGAAGTAGCACTTGATGTGTCCAGATACGGTACTGGAATATTCAAAATTCGCTATGACGGCCGGGCCATAATCGAAGGCCAGCAACCGGCGATATGGTTCCCCGTGGTTAAGCCGGACAATATCAAAGAGATTCAGGCTCATGTATTGGCGTGGACGTATGAGGAAGATACCCAGGAGCGGGGCAAAACCGTTAAAAAGAAGTATCTCCAAACAGAGATACACGAAAAGGGCAGGATAATCACAGCTAAATACCCGATTGAAAACAACATTATCGGTCCAGCATTGGAATATAAGGAGACAGAAACCGGTGTTGACGAGTTTTTGGTTGTACCAGTTAACAATGTCCTTACCACCGACAGGGTAACGGGTCTTGACGATTATAGTGACCTGGATAGTATCATTCAGGAGCTTGAAACACGAATAGCGCAGATAAGCCGAATCCTGGACAAACACGCAGACCCGAATATGTACGGACCGGATACGGCGCTGGAACACGATCCGGCAACCGGGCAATGGGGCTACCGGGGCGGGGGCAAATACTTTCCTGTTAGCCAGGGGGAACAGCCTCCGGGATACGTCACATGGGACGGGCAGCTTGAGGCGGCATTTAAGCAGATTGACTTGCTCATGGAACAGCTATATATTTTGAGTGAAACATCAGCAGCGGCATTTGGCCAGCTCAAGGCGGGTCTTGCCGAATCAGGCACAGCACTAAGACGCTTGATGATGGCGCCGCTGGCGAAAGTGAACAGGATACGCATGAGGTTCGATCCAGCATTGAAAGAAGTCCTCTGGCTTGCGTCTTTGTTAGAGAAGGCGCAGGGCATGGCCGGTGCTGTTGTACTGGAAAACATACACATCGACTGGAAGGACGGCCTGCCTGATGATGATGTCGAACTCACCCAGAACGAGGTGCAACGGTACACCGCCGGCTTGACCAGCCTTGAAAGCTCACTCAGGCGGCTGTATGGCTTGGAGGGCGATGCGCTGCAGAAGGAGATTGACCGAATAAAGGCAGAACAGCAGAACCAGGTCAATACACAACTGCCGACAATAACCTTGCCGCCGGCAGAAGAGGGAGAAGGTGCAGGTGAAGAGTAATGGCAGACGTAAGGTGGTTCAGCGATGCCGAGATAAACCGGCTTGTTAAATTCTACGAACAGGCCGAGCGGGAAATATTGGATCAGTTAAACAGGGCATTACTCCGAGGGAATAAGACAGAATATCTTACTCAAATGAAGCAGAATATTGAAGCCATCCTACAGCAGCTCCGAGAGGGAAATAGAACTTGGTGTTCAGAAGCAATTCCGCGCGTGTATTCAGAAGGGCTCAAAAACGCCGATGCAATGTTGAAAGATGTGGGTACTTCGACATCTGCAGCCTTCGGAGCTATCCACCAGCAAGCCGCACAGGTTTTAGCCGAAAATGCTTATCAGAGGTTTGAGGACGTCGTACAGGTGATAGGCCGGCAAGTAAACGATATATACCGGGAGCTGGCGTTGGAAAACGTCAGAGGAACAGTAGTAGGCTACGATACGTGGAAACAGACGGCCCGAAGGTTTAGAGAGCAACTTGCAGAGCGGGGCGTAACCGGGTTCAAAGACCGAACCGGGCGCATGTGGAATATGCGGACCTATGCTGAAATGGTGGCGAGAACAACTACTATGGAGGCGCATCTACAGGGGACAGCAAATAGGTTGGTTGAGCAGGGCCATGACCTTGTGAAAGTGAGCACTCACCGGGGAGCTTGTGAACTGTGCCAGCCGTGGCAAGGAAAGATACTGAGCATCACGGGGAAAACAAAAGGATATCCGACGCTGGAAGAGGCTAAGGCCGCAGGGCTATTTCATCCTCGCTGCAGGCATGCTTATGGCCTGTATATCGACTTGGAAGATGAGGATAAAGGAACTGAAAGAAAACAGGAATTGTCTCCCGAAGAAGAGAAAAACTACATCGAAATAGAAGGCTTGCCTGAAGCTGCTAAAACTGGCCTGGCA